CGATATGCTCTACATATTATTTTTGCTTTCAATTTCCTTTAGAGAAAAGTCTCTGAGACAAAGTGTTCTCAACCAGGTTTTTCAAGTGATTTTCTAAAGGAAATTGGACTCGTCTATGCCGCGGCATTGATAGTGTCCGTACAGAGGCGCCGCGGCGGCAGAATTATTTGTATCTCAAAATTTAAAAAAATGAAATTTTCATTTTTTTCGGACTGAATTTTATATAAGCGAACCTTTTGTTTGTTACTATATATATGAAGAGGGAAAAAGAGACCTCTCAAAAAGGCGAGTCAACAGCCGCTTGCCGCGTAAATAACAGGCTGTAAGGAGAAATACAATGACAACTGAAAAAAATATCCAAAATGTTGAAGTTACTGAAAATGAAAATTACAGAAATAAAGGGTTACAGAATGTAATTGATTGGCACCGCGGCGTTGAGTGGGCAGCAGAGCAACTTGAAGATCTGTTAGATTACAAAGACCACTATCGCGGCATTAATCAACGAATTGTAGAAGCAAGACTGCGCCGCTTATTACAAACAATCAAAAATGAAAAGCAAGCCATTGAAGATGCACGGCAAGATTATAATAATGGCTTTGTTGATGATAAGAAAATTGCTAAAATTATTTTTTAATAGCGCCGCCCGCATATAGAGCGGCATTTCAAGGGTGATATCGAAACCATGTAAATGGTCCTCCACTTGTTAAATTTTTAGGAACCGCGGCTTCCGTGGTTTCGATATCACCCTTGAACAATATGATGTTTTATGGAGGACATAATGGCTCATACAATTATTAAAACAGGAAATAAAACAGAAGAATTAATTTCTGAAATTATAGTAGATACACTGTCAGAATTAGAGGACTTGGATGTTCCAGTTCATTCTGCCGCAGTATGTCTTGAAGATGGTTCAATTCGCTTCTTAAATGCAAGCGGAGATTGGGTCGTTTTTGGAGGAACTGAATAATGGATATTATTAGTTTAGCCTTGGCGGCTCGATGCAAACCAAGTGTTGTTGATATTGGTTCCTATCAATATATTTACGAAGATACAGTATTGCCGGCCATTGCGGTTGAGCAGCTGCGCGCCATTTATCAGAAAGATAGACGCGGCGCAGTTCAGACATTACAGTGGCACTTATATGATAGTGAAAGCAACTTTAAAATTGTATCTAGTGATTATATTAATGGCCAGTATTCAATTGATATATTAGTTCATAATAAATATCACTGCGCCTATGTGTGGTCAGATGACACAAGCGGCGTAGTTAATCCAGCGGAGGTAATAGCAAGATGAGTTTGAGTCCTAAACAGGAGTTTGCTTTAGAACTGTTAACTTGCGGACTGGGCATGACTTATACAGAGATTGCTGAAAAAGTGGGTGTCGGACACCAGACCTTATGGAGATGGCGCAAACAGCCGCAATTTAAAGAGTTCCAAGACGAGCTTCAAAGACGAAATGATATGAGATGGGCTTGCGCGGAAGACGTCGCGCGCTCAGCCACCATTGAACTCTGCCGCAAAGGTAATCAAAGAATGGTTCAATGGGTAATGGAAAACGCTGGTTATACTCCTACAAAGAAAGTCGAAGCTAACTTAGATACAACAGTAGAAATCAACATTAATGATTAATTAAGAGGCGCCGCATGAATATTAAACTTAATATATCGAAGAATCAATTTAACGCTGCATATGTGCCGCATTTAACCGATTACTCACGAAGATATGAAGTTTACTATGGCGGTGCAGGAAGCGGCAAAAGCGTCTTTATCGCTCAAAAGTTATTGATTAAAGCTTTAAAGAGCCGCCGCAAAGTACTGGTTGTGCGCAAGTTTGCGACGACTTTAAAAGATAGTGTTTTTCAATTAATTATTGATACTCTTAAGAAGTGGCAAATCTACAAGTACTGCCGCGTTAATCTTTCAAGTTACACTATCACGCTTCCTAATGAAAGTATGTTCCTTTTCAAAGGTATGGATGATAGTGAGAAAATCAAGTCTATTACAGACATCACTGATATTTGGTGTGAAGAAGCCACCGAGTTGCGCGAGAGCGAATATTCACAGTTGGATTTGCGACTTAGAGCGCTTGCGCCAGACTTGCAGCTCATATGCAGTTATAACCCAGTATCAAAACAAAATTGGGTCTATAACAGATGGCATGCCGCAACAAGTAAATATGACGCCGCCGACACAATGATTCTTCAAACCACCTATAAAGATAATGCGTTCTTGCCGCCAGAGTACATCGCGGCGCTTGAGCGACAGATGGAGCATAATTACTCCTATTATAAGATTTACGCTTTAGGAGAGTTCGCTACTCTTGAAAAATTAGTATTTACTAATTGGCAAGTACAAGATTTCAACTATCATGAGATTAAAGGTGAAACTGCAATAGGTATGGACTTTGGTTTTTCAAATGACCTATCAACCATTGTTCAATCTATTATAACACCTGATACTATTTACATATGCCGCACATGGGGCGACACTGGAAAGACAAATGATGATCTTGTAGAAATAATCAATTCACTTGGCTTTGGCAAAAGTAAAATTATTGCAGATGCCGCAGAACCCAAGTCTATTGAAGAGATACGCCGCAAAGGTATTAGCCGCATCGTTGCCTGTACAAAGGGGCGCGACAGTATCATTCACGGCATACAAAAGCTTCAACAGTACAAAATCATCGTACATCCTAGTTGCCGCGGCATTATAACCGAGTTTGAGAATTACTCTTGGAAGAAGGATCGCCGCACAGAAGAGTATATCAATGAACCTATTGATAGCTTTAATCACTACATTGATGCTTTAAGATATTCAATTCAAACTATTGATAAAGATAACAAATTGAAATCTATAAGCAAAGACAAATTGCGGTTGTAATGCCGTAATATGGAGGCTTAAATGTTTTATTTAAATAAAAACATAGAATTAACCGAGTTATTACTTTCTAAAATATTAAATCGCTTTTGTTATAGCGTGCGCCCTAACTTAATCAAAAATAAGAAATACTACGATGGCGCGCAAAAGATTGCAAGTAAAACCTATACAGATGAAACAAAGACTTGCAGCCGCATCACTACTAATTACTGCAAAAACATTGTTGATAGTTACGGCGGCTATATCGCTTCACCTGGTTATATTGCTTACAAATCTGAAAATGATATTGAAGACATTTTAGATATTTTGCGCTATAATGACTTTCAAGCAGAAGACAGCGAGTTTTTACATATGGCATTGATTTACGGCACTGCCGCAGAATTGATGTATGTAGACAGCGATAGTCACGTCAGATTCAAGTTAATAGATCCAACTCAATGCTTTGGTATCTATGATGATTCATTGGGCGGCGACTTATTATACTTCGTAAGATTTTATAAAGCAAGTGAATGGGATGACAGCAACTTGTACTTTTTAGATGTGTATACTGATACAGAAATCAGACACTATAAGATGTATTCAGAGTGTGGAACTCCTGAATTTATGTTTAACGAGCCGCATTACTTCAATCAATGCCCGGCTAACATCTTCTACTTACAAGACGAAAAGAGTATTTTCGACTGCATCATTTCATTACAAGATGCCTTTAATGAAATCTTATCTGATGAAGTTGATGATTACGCGGCCTTCTGTGATGCTTATTTGGCATTAACAGGAGTTGATGCGGACGCAGAAGATATCGAGATGATGAAAGAAAACCGCGTTATATTGATGCCTGATGGAGCTACTGCTGCTTGGTTGACAAAGAACGCCAATGACGCACAAGTAGAAAACATCTTACAGCGGCTTCACAATAGCATCTACCGCATCGCGCAATGTCCAGACTTTAGTTCTGAAAGCTTTGTTAGCGGCGTATCAAGCGGCATCGCTATTAGATATCGCTTGACTGGCATGGAAAATAAGGCGGCGCAAATCACAGCTTTAATGAAAAAGGCATTACAGCGTAGAATTGAATTGATCTGCGGCTTTGCTTCTATTTTAGAAGGCGAAGAAGTGTTCAGAGATATTGATATTGTCTTTACAAGAAACATTGCTTCTGACAATACAGATATCGTCAACTTAGTGCGCGGCTTACAAGGCATTGTCTCTGATGAGACTTTATTATCAATGCTGCCGCAAATCACTGATACTGCCGCAGAGTTAGAGCGCATACAGAAACAGAAAACTGACAATTTAGCACTTTATAGTTTCGGAGAGTAATACAAATGACTGAATATTGGAAAGACAGACAAGCGGCAGTGTTCCAATCTTTACAAAATGAAACTGCCGCAGAAATAAACAAACGAATGGCCAAATATTATGTTCAGGCGGAACAACATTGTATCAACGCTATTGAAAATTTGTACTTTAAATTGCCTGAAGATGCAACTGTCAATGACCTCTATAAATTAGATAAATATTGGCAGATGGAAGCACAAATTCAAGAGGAATTAACGCGGCTTGGCAATAACACTAACGCCGCCCTCGACAAGGGATTTATTAATCATTTCAATAAAGTTTCTAATGTTGTTGGCGCGCAACTTAAAACATCATTTGCTACTATCGATAAAACAGTAGTTAGAGCACTTGTGGAAGAACCCTGGTGCGCAGATGGGTTAAGTTATAGCGCCCGCATCTGGAATAATATGGCCTTACTTAAGACAACTTTAGATGAAGAATTATCTAAATGTGTCATCACTGGTAGTAGTACAATAAGCCTGACGAAAGTATTAGAACAACGCTTTGGTGTTGCGCGCTATAATGCTAGTAGAGTTGCGAGAGCTGAGATCGCGCACGTTCAAAATAAGGCGGCGCAAATGCGATACAAGGAAGCGGGCGTTACTCAATTAGAGTTTTACGCCACTGAAGATGAGCGAGAATGCGAAGAATGCGGTGCGATGCATGGGAAGATCTTTTCTATTGATGAAGATAATATTGCTCCTTTGCACCCTTTTTGTAGGTGTACATTACTACCAGTTTTAGAATAGATGCCTTTTGGGAGCATAGGCGATAAACAATGCGACCACAAATTTTTAATATGGGGGCTACATTAAATAATGTAGAATCAATAAAATGGAAGATATGCAAAACTTAAATCAAAATGCTGAATCAGAAGTAAAAAATGAGGGGCAGCAAGAGACAAAAACCTATACTGCGGAAGAAGTAGACAAACTGTTGCAAGCAGAGAGCGATCGTAGAGTCAATCAAGCTTTAGCAAAACAGCAAAAGAAATATGAGAAACAATTATCATTAGCTCAATTAGATGGTGATGCGCGCGAGAAAGCAGAAAAAGACAGCCGCATCGCTGAGTTAGAGGAACAGTTAAGAGACTTCCAAGTTCAGAAGAATAAATCTGAATTAAAAAGTGTTTTAGCTTCTCGTGGATTAGACAGCCGCTTTGGTGATTTATTATCTATTAGTGATGATATTGAAGCTTCTCAGTCTACTATTGATGAATTTGATAAATTGTTCAAGGCCGCGGTAAAGGCGGAAGTCGAAAAAAGATTATCAGGCAATGTTCCACAAGGCAATGGCGGTAACAATGCCGCTGCGATGACAAAGGAAAGCTTTAATAAGTTATCTATTACAGAACAAGCAAAATTATTATCTCAAAACAGTGAATTCTATTCACAATTTTTAAATTAATGGAGGTCATTAAATAATGGCAAACTACACTTATCCTAATGTGTTAATTGAAAACAAATACAAAACTATTTTGGAAACAGAATTAAACTTAAATCAGTTCTGCACCATCGCTCCTATGGCAGAAGGCGCAGGCGATACTAAGAGAATCGTATACCGTTCTGTAAGCGGCCAGGTTGATGAAGTCGCTATGGGTCAAGGCAATACTCACGATATCGAAGTATCTGGTTACTTTGATGACTATGTCTTAAAGACAACTCAGGGTCATGGTTTCTACTATGATGAAGAAGCTCAGAAAGACGGTATGATCGTTGACGCTATGTTAAAAGGTATGGCTGAAACAATGTTAAATAAATGGAACCGCGACATTATGGCACAGTTCGATAAAGCTGTTTATAATGAAGTTGCTGGCAACATTTCTTTTGCAGGTTTCGTAGATGCTATTGCTAAGTTTGGTGAACAAGATAAAGCTTTATTTGCTTTAATCAATCCTGCTTCTTTAGCTACATTACGTAAAGCTTTAGCTGACGACTTAAAATACACTGGCGACTTTGCAAGAACTGGTTACATTGGTTCTGTTTGCTCTGTTCCGATTTACATGAGCAATATCGTTGAAGCTGGTGAAGTGATTATCGCTTCTAAAGAAGCTGTTACTTTATTCATCAACAAACAGAACGAAGTTGAAGCACAGCGCGATCCTGATACTCGTAAGAATGAATATTGGATTAGAACAGTTGCCGTTGCTGGCTTAACAAACGATCATAAAGTTTGTCGTTTAGCCGCTGCTGCTACTACTGCTACAACTATCACAACTTCTGCCGCAGGTGCCGCTGTTGTTGCAGGTGCCGCTACTACTGGCGCAAAAGTTGATGTATATGTTAATGGAGAATTAGCAAAATCTGGTGTTGCCGAAAGTTCTGCTTACTCTATCACTTTAGATAAGAACTTAGTTGCTGGCGACGTTATTAAAGTAGTTGCTCGTAAAGCTGGTCAGATTAGTTCTGCCGCAACAGCTACTGCTGCTTAAGGATGAGCGGCCATTAGGTCGCTTCTCCTTTTGGAGGTATTTTAATGATGCTTACAGAATTGAAATTGGTGCTTGGCGATAGAGCATCATTATACAATGATTCCCTATTAACTTTATTATTGAACCAAGCACAAGCGGAAGTTGAAGGATATTGCAATCGTAATTTTACGACTCCTCCAGCTGACATTAGAAGTATTATTGAACGAATAGCAATAATTAAACTAAACCGATTAAATACAGAAGGCGCGGCCGCACAATCAGCGGCAGGTGTTTCAGAGACTTATATTGATGGTTATCCCGCAGATATTACGGCAGTATTAAATAGACACAGACGAATTAAGGTGATATAATGATAAACGCAGATTTTAAGAGATATCAGTATTACACATATAGTACTAATCCGAACGCCTATGGAGAAAGAACTCTTAATACAACATCTAGCGGCACTATTGATTTGGCTATTTATTTAATGAGTCAAGAATTAAGCGGCAACATCAATTATAAGGATGCTAGTTATGTGGCTTTCGCGCCAATAACACAGCAACTTGATGATACCTATGTAATCAACTATAATAACAAAATGTTGAAAGTCTTATATGTTTATTCGGACAGAGTTTATAAGCATTGCGCTTTGGTGGAAATCTAATGGCTATTAAAGTTCTAGGAGAAAGTAGTATCTTAAACAAACTAGAAAAATTAAGTGACACTTCTAAATTAGAAGGAGCCATGAATAACGCGGTGTTGCGTGTGGAGCGCGATGCCAAAATAAACGCGCCCGTCGATACTGGGGCACTCCGCAATAGTATTGCAAGTACCGTTGAAACAGGTGGCGGCGCAGTTGAAGGAATTATCTATTCACCTCTCGAATATGCCCCATACGTGGAATATGGGACTTGGAAGATGCGCTCTCAACCCTTCATGGGGCCGGCGCTGAACCAAAATAGAGAGCTGATAATAGATATGTTAAAGGAGGCACTCGCAAATGATTGATTTTCATAGCACTCTTGTGAGTGCATTAAACACAATTTTACCAACAGTGCATGAATCAGTGCGGAACACTGGTATGGCGACACCATGTATTAGTTATCTTGAAACTAATAACTATGATACGCAGACTGGTGATACGTTAGGCTACTCTAAAATAGTCTATCAGGTAAAGTTGTGGGATAAGTCAATTTCGACTATCCAAAGTTATGTGCCGCAGATAGACGCCGCGCTTAGACAGGCCGGCTTCAGAAGAATATCAAGCGGCGAGTTATACGATAACGAAACAACAATGATACAAAAAATATTAGTTTATGAAGCTTTGGCTTATGAACAATTTGGAGGTAACGAATAATGGCTGTTATTTCAAAAGGCATTAAATTGTCTTATAAGACAGGCACTGGCTCTACTTATACCGACTTAAGTAACTTACAAGAAATTCCGGATTTAGGCGGCGAAGTTGAAGCTATTGAAATCACTACTTTAGATGATGCCGCTCATAAATATACTGACGGCTTAATCAATTACGGTGACAGCTTAGACTTTGTGTTCTTATATGATACTACTCAGTTTACAACTTTGAACGCTTTAAGCGGTAGTGTTTCTTGGAAAGTTGGTTTACCTGATGGTTCCGCAGGCGCAATTGATACTACTTGCACATTTAGCGGCGCACCTTCTGTTCGTTTGAACGGTGTTGGTACTAACGGAGCATTAACTTATACTTTAAGCATCAAACCTGACTCTGAAATGGTTTGGGCTTAATTAAAATCCCATATGGGTGAGGGCAGAGGTCTTACTCTCTGCCTCTGCCCGTCTTTTTTTAAGGAGAGTAAACACAATGAAGAATTTTTATGATTTTCAAGCGGGAGAAAAGACTTACCGCTTACGTTTAAATACAAGAAATATTGTAGCACTTGAACGGTCTTTAGGCTGTAATCCACTTGCTATCTTTGGAGATGGATCATCTATTCCTACATTTACACAGATGGTCGCAGTCTTACACGCTTCCTTACAGCAGTTAAATCATGGCATTACATTAGATGATGCTTATGACATCTTTGATGATTATCTCGCTGATGGACATACTTCTACCGATTTTATTGGTGTTATCTTAGATATCTATCGCTTTAGCGGCATTATCAAGAAAGACAAAGAGACAGCAGAAAAGGGGGAGTAAATGATAGCAGAAGGAATTTGATGTTTTCTGATATTATAGAGAATTGGCTTCAAAAAGCTTTAGACTGGTCTATCTCAGAAGATGATTTCTGGGAAATGACTATTAGCGAGCTTATTAGAGCGGTTAAAGCCAAGCAAAATATTCTTGACAGAGACCGCAGAGATAAAGCCTTTTTCGATTACAGATTGGCTAATCTAATAGGATTATCAGTCGCGCGCATCTATAATAAAAGCAATCATTTACCTTCGTTGGAGGAAGCTTATCCAGAGTTATATGATGAGCAAGAAAGACAAGAAAAAGAGGAAAATGCTAAAATGCAGCGTTCTATCCTTAATTTCAAGAACTTCGCTCACGCTTATAATGCCCGCTTCAAGAAAGAGGTATAACAATGGATGAAGAGTTAAAAGTTATAATTACTGCTGAAATTAGTGAGCTTGAATCTTCTTTAAATGAAGCGCAACAAGCTGTTTCTGAGTTTAGTACAGAAGCGGAAAACGCTGGGAATAATACTGATAGTGCTTTTGGAAAAGTATCTGCCGCCGCAGTCGCGCAATTCGAGGTGATGCGGTCAGCAGTTAGTTCTGCGGTTGATAGTGTTAAAGAGTTTATCAGCAACGCTGTCAGCTACGGAGATACAGTTGATAAGCAAAGTCAAAAAATGCAGATGTCTGCAAAGAGTTACCAAGAATGGGACTATGTATTACAGCGCAATGGCGCAAGTATTAGTGCTTTAAAAATTGGTATGCGAGGCATTACCGAAGATCTTGGTAAAATGGCAAGCGGCACCAGTGTAAGTACTGCCGCCTATGATGCTTTAGGCGTATCATTACAAAATGCAGATGGATCAATGCGTTCATCTGAAAGTGTAATGCGCGATTGCATTTTAAGTTTAGCTGACATGGATGATACTACACAACGAAACGCTTTGGCGCAACAGTTGTTTGGACGCAGTTTTCAAGAGTTATTGCCCATGTTAAATAGCGGCAGCGACAGTATAAACGAATTAATCGGAGTCGCAGATGAATATGCTGTTATCAGTGATGAAAACGTTAAGAAATCTGCTGACTTGGCGGACGCTCAATTAACTATGAATAGCGCAATGCAGCAAGCGGGTAGCACATTGTCTGGAATGTTAATGCCGGTATTAGCCACATTAGCCGTTTTAGTAGCCGATGTGTTTACTTGGATCAGTGAACATTCTGAATTGGTAGCTGGTTTAGCTGTAACTATTGGCGTTATTACTGCCGCCATTGCTGCACAAAATGCAGTCCAGGCTATTAAAGCCGCGATGGATGCCGCAGAAACAGCGTCATTAATGCCTTTGATCGCCGCAAAGGCCGCAGATGCCGCAGCAACAATAGCTTGTTTAGCACCTTATCTTGCAATAGCCGCCGCGATTGCCGCAGTTATAGCCATCATCGTCTTATGTGTTCAGCACTGGGATGAGATTTGCGCTAAAGTACAAGAAGTGGCGCAAAAGATCAAAGATTTTGTTCTTGATATGGTTGAAAGCGTTAAACAGTGGTTTGAAGATATGAAGCAAGCCATTCATGATAAGGTAGAAGCTATTAAGAATGCTGTTAGTGAGAAGTTTGAAGCTATTAAACAAGCAATTCATGACAAAATCGAAGCCGCAAAAGAAGCAGTAAGAGAAAAGTTTGAAGCTATTAAGAGTAGTATCTCTGAGAAAGTAGACGCCGCGAAACAAGCTGTCCATGATAAGTTTGAAGCTATCAAAACAGGTATCTCTGAAAAGGTACAGGCGGCAAAAGACAAAGTAACATCTACTTTTGAAGCTGTTAAGGAAGCAATTACGCGTCCGGTCGAAGCGGCCAAAGAGAAAGTGAAAAGCATTATTGATGCTATCAGAGGTTTCTTTGATTTTGATTGGCATTTGCCGCACTTGAAATTACCGCACTTCTCTATTAGCGGAAGCTTTTCTTTGGATCCACCAAGCGTGCCGCATTTCAGCATTGACTGGTATGCAATGGGTGGTGTCTTCGATAAGCCAACCTTATTCGGATATGATAAGAGAGTTGGCGGCCTGGGTGAAGCAGGCGCAGAAGCAATAGTACCTTTAGAAAAGAATACTAAATGGCTAGATAGAATTGCTGAACGATTGAATGGCGGCAATAGACCGGTTGTTTTAATGGTAGACGGCAAGGTATTTGCTCAGACTACTATTCAGACTTTGAATGATTTGACAAAAGAAACAGGCTCATTAGACCTGGTAATCGCATAGGAGGCGCGCATGGCATATTTTAAAATAGGTACAACTGATTTTTCCGCTTTTGTTAGTGAGCTGAAAGTTAATAAAGCCCATAATTATAATGCTCAAACTAACGCCGCCGGCGATACCGTAGTAGATTATATTAACCAAAAGCGTGAAATTGAAGTAGGTATTATACCTTTAACTTCAACACAAATGGCTACTTTACAGGCGGCCATTGATAATTTTAATGTCTCTATTTCATATAGAGATCCAAAAACAAACAGTTTAGCTACAAATGTAAACTGTATTATTCCATCTAATGATGTGGAATACTATACAATTCAGACGAATAAAGTCCTTTACAAAGGATGTTCGCTGAAATTTCAGGAATTATAGGAGGTAGATAATGATTAACGTATCAACTGCATTCAACAATGGAGTTTCTGCCCCTGTACGAAATATCAATGCCAAAGTGGCAGTCTATCAAGGCTCCACTTTGGTTTCAACATATACATCAAGCGATGCTCTCATTAAGTTTGATATACAGCGCGTGGCTGAAGGTAAGTTCTTCGGTATGAGCGTATGTCAGCGGCTTAATGTTCACTTTTTAGATTTAGGTAGATACATTAACATTAATACAAGTCATAATTTAATTGTTTCTATTGGCGTCGGCACTGAATACATCACTACGCCGCGCTTCTATGTATCTGAAGTACATAGAGATGAAAATACTAATGAATTAAGTATTACTGGTTATGACTTACTCGACACTATAAGCAAAGGTGTAGTTGCAGATATTTCCATCTCAACACCTTATACTATTAAAGATTTCGTAGATGCGGTCGCGGCGCATTATGGAACCACAGTAAGTATACTCAATATCGATGATGAAGAAACCTGTTTTGATACTGAGTATGAAGAAGGTGCGAACTTTGATGGAACTGAGAATTTGCGCGAGGTCTTGCGCCAAGTAGGCGAAGCAACACAGACAACTGTTTATATTGATAGCGCAAATCATATTGTCTTTAAGAGATTGCCGGCAACTACCTCTGTTAATATAAATAAGAACAACTATTTTACTTTGAAGAGTAGCGGCAATAATCGTTTACAAACA